AATCTAATAATTATGTAAGATTTGCCCCTATCTTCTCTTACTACTACTGAATCTACAAAGACACTAGGTTTTAGCCATTCTGCTATCTTTTTACGCCTTTTAGCCTGTATTCTGAGGTCGCCCTCTGCTAAACAATCAACTTCTTCATGTAATCCTAATGCTTGACCATTAGAACCCCATGCTCTTTTACATTCTATGTCGTAAGATTCAAATAACCTTACAACCTCTCTTTCAAAGGCATTACCTTTTACTTTACTTGGATGTGCCATATTCACTCTCCTCATATTCATGATTCCAATCTACTATTGCATAGCCCCATTCTTTCTCTAAATAAATAAATTCATTTAAAGTAAGATAATAACAATTGTCAAATCCACAATACTCTGCTATTTCGCCCATAGAAATATTAGTAAAACTCCTTCTTTTCCCATTTATTAGTGGTCTTTCTTGACCAATAACACAGAGTAAATATTCATATTGTTTTCTGATTGTTTCTCTAAATACTTCCCAATCATCTTTAATAATATTTCCTTCTTCATCTCCAATAACATCTCCTGTTTTAAGATATAATTGTGGCATTTTTTTATAACCTATTTTCATATTCTTCTTCCTCTTTTAATTCATTAATTCTTTCTTCTAATGTATCTATGTCATTAAATCCATTCATCTGTATAACCATGTCTGTCATAGAGGACATACACCAAACACAAAATGCAACAGGAGATATACCAAAATAACCCACTATATCGCCACAATCCTCATTAATGTCGCAATCACATATATTACATTTGTGATTCATAAGTACCTATGTAGCTACCACCACAAGCCATTTTATCAAAAACAACTATTGCAGATGGAAATGGTGCAGAGTTTTTATGACCACTAAATTTTAATCTTCCTTTTATAAACATAATTTTATGAGCTTTTGAAAATATATAATTATGCCAATATTTTGTGTCTGTTCTTGATGGAATTAAACAAACAACAACTGCACTCTCTGTTTCTGATGCTTTCTTAACCCATTTTGATATTGCTCTACCATAAGGGGGATTCATAAATACTATTTCCCCTGACCAGTCTTTAGATAGTCCATCATCTTCTTTTGTATAATATTTATCACATTTTGCAGATTTTTTTGTTGCACAAGGATCTAAGGTAAATCCATATTTATTATTTAATTCATCATATAATTCCTGTGGAGTTTCCCACTCATTAGAATCACTACTAAAATGTATATTATCTTTCATCTTTTTTCCTTTTCATAAACTTTTTATTATATCTTTTAAGTGCATCTTCTGCATCTGCCAATATGTATTTTACCCTACTTTTGTCGTTAATATAACTACCACAATACTTACAAACTTCTATATCTTTTCTAGTTTTTTTAGCCATTTATAATACCTTTTGTTATGCTTAAATTTTGTTCCAAATAATTGTCTTGTTGCACATTTCATGCAAATTTTACACAAGTATTCTTTAGTTATAATTGAATACCATTTAAAAAAATAAGTATCATAATAATACTTATCACAAGATTCACATCTATCGTCAGTCTTGGATATTGGTATCATTCGTTTCAAATACCAATTTACCTCCTAGCTCTAAGTATCTACGAGTTACTCCTGCAATCATTTTATGAGTTATAATATCGCCCGTGTATTTGGATGGCTTTCCTATGTTATTAGAGTAATGGTTTAACATTTCTCTTAGTGTGCCTCTAACGTATTCTCTGTCTGTCATTTTGTGCCCTTTATCTGATGAGTTGATCTAATTATGCAGAGGCAGGAAATCCAAGGAAGAAAGGAACAACCTCCGAACTTCCCACCTCTAAAATATTACCACAAGAATTTCAAAAAAGAATAAATCCGACTTTATTCTTTCGCCTCAAAGCCTTCCTGTGGTAAATCTGATTTTTCTAAATCTTCCATTTCTGATAATGTTTTTTGTGCAATGTTTAACGGAAGATCTGTGCAATGTTCAATTACAGCCTTTAATCCTTCTATCGCTATACCAACTTGCATTGATAGAATTTTATTGTGCTTATGTAATTTAGCATTTTCTTGTGATAAAATAGAAATAATATTTTCCTTATCATCCATTTGTTATATTTCCTCTCTTTGATAATTTTTGTAAGGTTTCCTCAATGATAGCCCTTCTTTCCTCTGCTGTTGCAGAATCTTCTTGTGCCTGATTCATATATTCTTTATGTTTTTTTATTTGTTTTTCAACTTTATGTTCCATTTGAACAGGTATAGATCCACCATTTTGACAGGCTTTACCAAGCCATCTATTAGTAAATCCTTTAAAATCTTTTTTAGCTTTGTTAGTATTAGACAATAACCACACACG